CCCGAACGCAAAGTTAAAGTCAGGCTGGACTATGGATAGAGATCTGATTCAGCATGCTGAATCACACACGTGGAGACACCGTTGACCAGGCCAGCATCCGTAGATCCTAACCTGATAATAACGGCGTCGCCGAGTGCTAAGGAAAAATTAGTGTCTTCTACTAAAGCATAGCCAATGGAAACACTTGTGGAAGTGACATCAGTGGTGCTCGAGACGGCGTTAACTGCAACGTCGCCGTTGACAGTTAGGTCGCCACTAGTAGACACTTTGAAGAGCAAGTTGTAGTTGCCAGCGATGTTGCAAGTTGCAGTGAAGCCATAAAAATTGCCAACAATCAATGGAGTTATGCCGGTAAGAATAGGACTGTTGAGGTCATACAAGTTGCTATTAATGTCACCCGCTTGAGAAAATTCAAGCACCTGCTGGGAGCAAGCACCTTGGGAGGAGGGGACAAGTAGGTCGAGATCATACTCGACCCACAACTCGGAAACAACAGCGGCATTAGCTTGACCTTGTGAAGCAACAACCAATGTGCCATAATCTTCTAGACGCTTCGTAGAAGAGTCGGAGGATTGGCCCACAGCTGTTAACAACTCACGACGGTTTTGCTTTTCCACAGTTTGACAGTTAATGTTATCCCACGCGGCGCCACGAATAGCGCCTTCGTATTGTAACAAATCACTCTTAGCCAGAGGAGGGGCATCACTTGGATCGTAATCAATGGCCATCATGACACTACCTGGTGTCGTGGTTGAGGTCTGCGTTTTCAAACAAAAGCAAAGTCTTTTAAAACGATACTTTTCGAAATTCAATGCAATACGACTCAACCATGGAAAAAGGTCATGATTGGCTGGATTGATACGAAATGAACTTACAGCAAAGTTGACGCTACCGTTCACGTCAGCCACATACTCGCGATGAGCCACATTATACTTAGCAAGTCCAAGATAGGATTGCCGTATTGGTGTGGTCATGGCATTACCTGCCATGCGAGCGGGTCGAGCAGAGACATTCGATGCAATTTGACGTCGTAAGGGTGGTGGTGGTGGCAAAATGGCACGTTGTGCCGCGCGGCGCGCCCGGCGGCGTGCGCGTTTCTTTCGTTTGCCGGTCACAATATTGCGCCCAAACTTGTAAAGGCCCTTTGCAGCGCCTTTACTCTCATCATACATCGTTTTCATAATGATCGCACGCTGTTGAGGCGTGAGATCGTTGGAAGCTTGCATTGCGTATTCTTCAGCGATAGGCATCATTGCCATTTTAAACAAATTAAAAGGGAGAGAGAGGGGGAGAGAAAATCAATCGGCCGGCGTCGATTAAGCATCTTTCTTCCGTTCCTCATCAATCTTCTGCATTCGCTGGATCGTACGTTGAGTTGCAAGTTCAACTTCCTTATGAACATGCTCATCAATAGCGGTGATGTCGTCTTCGTTGCTATTGATGACCATTTTGTCTTCATCTGCTGCGGTTATGATCTCCGTGTCCAGATCGGTGCGGATGATGCTTGCGTAGTATCGACCAGTCAATTTTCTGGGATTTACGCAATCAAAGTCGCGGCATAGTGCATCATCGACGTCATCCAATTTTAACCAGTATCGCGTTTTAAAATCAAGTCGCGTGTACTGGTTAACGACAGGGAGGGTGGAGTACGTATAGTACTGTTGGCTGGCGTGTACCCCCGGTTTCTTGATGCTCCCGCAATACTGGCGGAGCTTGGCAGAAAACTTAGGGAGGTACCACAATTCGGTTGCCATCGCTAAAATTTTACTATACTTGAGAGTATAGAATTCAGTGTCGTTGTGCCACATTTTGTGCGTTAGAGGCGTCTTTGCGAGCACGCGGCCGAGCTTGGCGGCGTGCACGTAATGACGCTTATCTCCCACATCGCCTCGCAAATACCAACCACTCAGGAATTCAGCTTCTGCGTGATTGCCGACAATGGGCTCAAACTCAAGTTTGGTGCCCAACAAGTCGAAGAAATTGCATTGGCGGATGCGCTCTTTGAAGTTTTCCAGATCAGATGTAGCACCAACTAGTAATACATCATCCCCGCACACAAATACTTGTATGAGGGGCAGGAAACGGCCACCATCGATGTTGTCGAGAAGGTAACTCCACATAAAATAATTTATGATCGTGTTACCTAACGTGGTATTGGGGTCACCCGAACCACGCGACGTACGGATAAAGGCGCCGAAATTAAAATATTTCGAGAAAGAATACGCCTTAAAATCCTTTTGACATCGAGTGATGAAGTTATCAATCACTTCATGTGCAAGCGTCGTTGGAAAGATCGCCTTGTACAGGAAGCGTTCGAGCTCCATCAATGGACCACAGATTGTGGAGTCAAATCGGCTGAAATCGCCCGAACAGAATGAAATACCGCCGGGTCCTAATTTCCTGAATTTGCCGTGCGTGGGTTCAGTCAACCTCGCTAGCAATCCACCGATATCATTACGTGACAGTCCACAGGCCATGGTTACTGGCATGTCCAAAGAGAACTTGCAGAAGTAGCTCTTCAGCGCAGACATGAGAGGGCCAGCAGTACACTGTATGTCAGTGTCGGAGGCATTAATCGTACGGGCGGGTTTATCACCGCCACCCAATACAATTTCTCTCTTCATGAATGTGCTTCGGCGTGATGACCAGAAGCAAAAGCCATCAAACTCCATGTCATACTTATCCTTTTTGGCGAGTGACCAGTTACGGGACTCGAGCCATTGCTTGTAGGAGGGGATTGTATGAACACTGGGCTTGATATATTTCTCAATGTGGGCTTTTGCATACCGGTGCAACTTCTTCATCGTCTTGGGCTCCGCGTGAGAAATATACTTCATCTGCCGGCCAGTTACGGAACGGAACAGATTGCCAAGTGTTGAACTTGGGAAGTTAATATTCACGGGAATATAACTCGCGAGAGCCTTGATGGTGTGTTTGCCGGAGAACTTCTGCACGCCAAAGAGCACGGTACTGCCGGGTTTAACATCGACCATTCTGCTACCGCAACCAAGTTTTGAATAACTTGCAATCACGGAGTAGGTCTTTGTTGCGGCAGTAGCGCTGAAGCCTGCAAAACCTGTGATACAGGCGCCGACCATCATAAAATATGACAGTAGCACCATGACATGCCGCTTGATCCATTGCCACCAAGATTCAGGTGGAGAATAGCGAGCAGCCTCGTGCAACTTGCACGAGTAGTCAAAATCATAGGTCTTGAAGACATCAGTTAAATCGCTGACAGCATGTATAGCGTTACGCTCATAGAGCACATGCTGCCAAGCAATTTGCTTGATGGCGCTTGAAAAAATGCGGTAGATGAGAATGTTGTCCATTGGCTTCTTATCATCGCGACGGTAAGATAGCGTGGAAAAAATTTGTCCACGCTCTTTCGGCGTCAAGCCATCGGCGAGATATCGATAAGCCGTTCCGGTTCGTGGGCGATATATTGCATAGGGTGTGCCTTTGATAGCGACTAATTCAAAATTTGAATCAATACCCATTATATCGTTCCATTTGAACCTGGAACTCAAACCATTTAAGGCGAAATGAATCTCCTCATCATAAACGAGACTGTTATCCCGAAGGATAGCGACGTCCCACAAATTGAAGAACACAAATTCATGCTTCTTCAAGGGAAAATTTTCCTTGTACGTGCGAATGTCGCTAAGCACAAGATCTCTTTCACATTGGCCCGTGCCATCCTCAACTTTGCGCTCAGTTTCGCGGCAGTTGGTAGTGGTTTGGGTTACAACGTTTGGTTTGGTGGCAGTGGTTGACGCATCCTCCCATTGAAACAAAGGGCGATGGCTTAACACACTGCGGTCGGAGGCGGAAGATTTGGGGATCTTCGGCCTCACGCTTCGACATTGCTTCAAGGAGCTTTTGAGAACAGGAATTGGGGAGGTCGGATTGTACACAGGTGAGAATGGTGCCACAAAGACATCATCCCATTGCATACTCACATTTCTCCGCTGTGGAAGGGGTGGCCGCCGCGGCCGTTTTGGTAGTGGTGGCAAAGCACCAAGTGCACTGTGATCCAGGCAGGGGGCGGGCGGTTTCACAATTGAGGATAACATTGAACGTTTTTCCTCATCTTCATCAAGTTCTGGAGCGCTCACTTGAATGGGCTTTTCCGGACTTTTCTGGGGTGTGTGGTCGCGGGAGGCGACACTAGCGGTGGCAAGTGACTTGGTCAGTGAACCGAGTCGGGCCAGTCTTCTCCTAGTACGCTTTTCACGGCGCCGTTTCCTAGCACGTTCCTTTTTGAGACTCAGAGAGGAAGGAAGCGCGGCATTCTGGGAAGCGGCAATGCTACAGGTACTAAGATCGGTGTCACGAAGAATGATCTTCGATGGCATACCATTATCCTTGTTGCTTGCAGCAGACGCGAATGAACGTATTTGATAGGGCGGTAGGAGGGAGATTGGGCGATGTTTGCCTTCTAGCTCGATTTCCCGATCAATGTGTACAGACAAGCTGGCACATTGTCGGTCAGTACAAGCACATTTGTATCCCTTGGGCACCCAAAGAGACATGGATGTGGGGGATGCAATAATTGTTTGATCTTCTTTAATGTCTTGATCAAAAGACGTGATGGATTGACCATCAGATCGTTTGGAATGCGAGAGAGGATGTCTAAGACTAGAACTAGAAGAACTAGATGAAGACAAACTCGATGCAGACTCAAAGGATTTTTGTTCCGAGCTCTCTTTATAGTCCGAGCAAGGCTGAGACTCGGTGACAGCGCCACCAGTTTTGTTCGCAAGAATACGAACATCAACAATTACGTCGCCATTTTGTTTTACCACGGCGGCAGACCTGTGGCCACGAAATTTGGATTCTCTACGCGGATCGAATTTATTAGAAAAGTTCATTTTAAAAATTTATTTTAAAAGAAAGGGGAAAAGCAATTTTTGAGGAACCCTCGCGGGCCGCTGTCAGGAGTTTAAACCCCGCCACTTTACGCATTGGCACGCGAACCAGAAGAGTGTCCGATCGCCACAATGGGTACTCACCATTAGAGGATCAATTAGAACATTTAATCTTGCGAAGTGCAGCTGTCCCCCGACTATTACATAGCGTTTATAGCATCATTCTGGTTAATCAGACCATACTAGACACATCGCTATGCTTTTCATCGTGAACCACACTAGTTCATCTTTGATACGACACTCGTGTTCCCACTAATGTCACGTTTTACCTCCGCCGAGAAGCACTTAGGGTGCTAAACCTCGAAACCGCCACTCTTAC